ATAAACAATTGATATACGTCGTTGGTCCTACACCTAACGGGAGACCCCCACTTCAGTCATCTGTGCTTGCTAGTGGTAGTATTTTTTCAAGATACGCTGAACACGTTATTAAAAACAACATTAATAATGCACAACAGGCAAGCCCTGTAGCTGCTGACCGTGCGTTTGCTATGTCCCCGGTTAAGGGCGATGATGTCACATTGATACCCACTGCTAAGTACACATACTACCAGTACAGTTTTGAAAACTTCAATCCCTTACAGTCATTAGTGTTCCCTCACATACATGCTGATAAAAATCTAGTAATTGGTGCTAATACTAGTGCTGGTAAGACAATATGTGCTGAAATGTTGATGGACAGAGTGATAGCTGCTGGTAAGAAGATAATATACCTGTCGCCGCTAAAATCACTGACACAAGAAAAATATAGCGATTGGCAGGTGCGTTTTCCTAGTAGTTCTGTTGAAATAATGACAGGGGATTATGCGTTGTCAGATGCACAAGTAAACAAGTTAAAAAGCGTTGACATCGTATGTATGACATCTGAGATGCTCGATAGCAGGACTCGTAAATTTGCTTCCGAAAAAAACACTTGGTTGTATGATGTAGGGTTAGTAATTTGTGATGAGTCTCATATTATTGGGGTTGAGTCACGTGGCCATGCTTGTGAAACTGGCATAATGCGTTTTACACAAATCAACCCTGATGCTCGAGTACTGTTACTATCAGCAACTATGCCTAACGTAGAGGAGTTTGGTGAGTGGTTAACAGTATTGAACGGTAAGGAAACCGACATAGTATATTGTGATTGGCGTCCCGTTGTTCTAAAAATGAATTACACAGAATATTCTACACAAGGTGATTATTACGATAACAGAGCTGCTAAAATAGCTGAAGCCGTTGATATAGTGATGAGTAAGCCAGCTGAAAAATTCCTTGTTTTTGTACATGATAAAACTACAGGGAGAGAGATAATCAAAAGTCTTAAGGAAGAAGGTGTTCTGGCACTGTTCCATAACGCTGATTTGAACATTAAAGACAGGCTCGCTATTGAAAGTCAGTTTAGGATTAAAAACGGAGGCTTACGTGTGTTAGTGGCGACAAGCACGCTGGCTTGGGGAGTCAATCTCCCAGCTAGAAACGTAGTTATCACGGGTGTGCATAGAGGTATGAATGAGGTTGATGTGCTTGACTTAATCCAAATGTTCGGTCGAGCTGGACGTTACGGGATTGACACTGAAGGTTTCGTGTATATGGTTTTACCACAAGGATCAGTTGATAGATGGAAAGCCATACTCAATAACCCTAAGCCTGTTGATTCATGTTTAAAACAACTAGAGGTTTTAGCATTCCATGTACTAAGTGAAATACACACTAAAAATATTGTAAATGAAAAAGGTGTGTTTGAGTGGTTTTCAAGGTCACTAGCACATATACAACAAGTTTCGATCAACGATACTGAAGCTAGTCATGTGTTGCAGGATCTTATAAACATGCATATGATTAAAAAACAGAGTATGGGAGGTGTGCTTCATATATCAAATATGGGTATTGTTAGTGCGTTAATGTATTATAGCCCATACGATATATATGACTGGTATAGAAATTTTGAACAAGTGCACAATGGTAAACACACTATTGACAGTGTGTTGGCCTGGGCGATAGCTGATGTGCCTTCAAACAGAATGTCGTATGTTCCAAAATCATTGATTAATGAAGTTACTGATCGTAAAAACATGTTAACTAGACAAGGTATTGACGTTTCGTACAGCGACTTCACGTCAATCAGTGCAATAATTGCCGCACATCATTGTTTTGATGGTTCGGAACCCTCAGATGGAATCATTAAATCAGTTATGCGTACATTACAGTACGATGCTCCTAGAGTAATATCAACATTGGAAATGCTTGATAGTAATTACGCTCGGTGGGGGATGGACTGGAAAGAGCTGGGTGTGCGTTTATCGTATGGTGTTGGTTCCGAAATGCTTGATTTAGTGCGTATCAATGGAGTAGGTAAAGCTAGAGCCGGGAAACTATATAGTTTAGGGTACACTGACTCAGCGTCAGTAGCTAAGGCGACAGTAGAGAAGTTAAAACCCGCGTTTACTATAAAACTAGCAAAAGAAATTATAGAAAATGCTAAACAATTAAACAGGTGAGTGTATGATGATAGACGGAAGGAAGTTAATTGCTGATGCTGTACAAGAGCTCAATGCAGCCAAAGTATTAAAATTTGATGTTGCTGTACCGACTATTGATACAGCTAATGGACCTGAACTAGAAGAAATAGTGAATTACTTTCTAGATAGTGTAGAATCAATACCTGAAAATAAAGAGTCAACGCTCCCTAAAAGTGTTATTAGTGCATACAATAGTATAGTAGATAAGGTAGTAACATTTAACCTCTCAGAAGCTGAAGTATTTAATATTGATACTGTGGTATACAAAAGAACTAAATTTCATGATTGATCCGGAAGTACATAAACTAGAAAGACGTATTGCAGTTCATGACAAATATGCGTTAGGGGCTGCAATACATATCCTGCATCTAGGATTGTTCAAGAAGACTGATACTATCTGTTCTAAAATAGCCCAATATTATCAGTCGAATAAACGTGCTAAAATAAACAGCATGCAATTAAGCACCTTGCGCAAAAGAATGACAGCATACAGTAGTGTGTTATGCGAAAAAGGAGGTATACCGGAAAGTACCTTAGTACACGCTGATAATTGTATAGAGAAAAAACCCACTGTCCAGAAACTCCAAGAAGTTAAAAATGTTTTAAAAAATGCATCATTAACTGGCGGAGTGCGTTACCCTTATATACTCCTTTCATTTAAATTTGACCCTGTAGTAATTGAACAGCTAAAAAAGCTTGACACTCCTAAATTTGACAAAGCTAATAATACTTGGAAAATAAGAGCTACTATACACAACTGTGAACAATTACTCACACTTGGTTTTGTATTTGACACTTCTTTAACTACTTGGTATGAAAAATATCATTACAAGTTTTTTAAAATACCAGCCACTACTGTACGTATAAGGGGCCTTAAAAAGACATTACGCCCATTCCAAGAACAAGGCGTAGCTTATGCACTGAGTCGTAATAATAGGGCATTAATTGGGGACGACATGGGGCTTGGGAAGACGTGCCAAGGTATCGGCTGGTTACAGGCACTAGCATATGAACGTCCCGCATTAATCATCTGTCCTGCATCACTTAAGTACAACTGGGCTAAAGAAATAAAAGATTGGGTTAACGATCCTACTATTTACGTGTTACATGGATCCCCTGATCGTAATGATACATATCAACAGATATACGAAAATAAATACCTGTATAGGAAAGGACAAAGTAAGAACATATACATTATTATTAACTATGACATAATACCCAACATATTTGAAAAGTCTATTGATACTGAAGGGAAAAGAGTGCAGTCAGAACTACGTGACTCAAGATGGGTAGACTACCTTAAAAAAGCAAAAATAAAATGTGTTGTTCTTGATGAGGTGCAGTACATCAAAAATAAAGACGCAAACAGGACTGCGGCCGTATTATCATTCGCTAAAGAGGTCCCAAATATACTAGCATTGTCTGGCACACCTATTGATAATAGACCAATTGAGTTTTTTACCTTATTGAATTTACTAAACCCATTCCAGTTTCCAAATAAATTAGAATACGCTAAAAGATATTGTAATGCACAACACAATGGATTTGGGTGGGATTATAACGGATCATCAAATCTAAAAGAACTGCACCACATAGTATCTAGTTCAGTGATGATCAGACGTTTAAAAGATGAAGTCCTCACTGAGCTCCCACCAAAAAGACGTATAATAGTAGACATAGACATTGATAATAAAGCTGAATACGCTAAAGCCAATGCTGATGTAGTAGGTTGGCTTAGGAGTAAAGGGTACGATGAAAAAGCTATCGCTGCTGAAAGAGCTACAGCATTAGTGAAAATTAATACATTAACACAGTTAGCTATCAAAGGGAAAATTAAAAATTGCATTGATTGGATCCGCACATTTTTAGAAAGTGGGGAGAAGCTAGTTGTCTTTGCAACACACACTAAAACTATTGAGTTATTGTTAAAAGAATTCAAACATGTTAAAGATAAGGGTGGTATTGCTGTAGTTGTTGACGGCAGTACACCTGCTAAAAAACGACAAGAGTATGTAGAGACATTTCAAACAAATCCTAAATGTACATTATTTTTAGGGAACCTTATAGCTGCTGGTGTAGGTCTAACACTGACAAGTGCCTCAAATACATGCTTTGTAGAATTAGGTATGGTCCCTAGCCACCATCTACAAGCTGAGGACAGAGTACACAGAATTGGACAAACTTCTGATTCAGTGGGAGCCTACTATTTAGTAGCTAGGAATACTATTGAAGCTAATATAGCTGAGATACTGAGTAATAAATATGAAGTGCTTAAATTAACGTTAGATGGTATCGAGATAAGCGAAGAAGAGCAGAATAGGCAACAGCTAGGAATGTTAGTTGATGTTGCATCTTCTATACAAGGACTTGTATGAGTAGTAATAATAAAGCCATCACCTTTAATGCTAGAGCATTTTTACAAGATACACGTATTGATTGTACTGAGACAGGACAAAAAGCGACAAAAAATAGGATAAATGTACACTGCCCTTTCTGTACTGGTTCAAGAAAGTTTCATCTAGGTATACATCTTACTAATGCATACGCAAACTGTTGGAGATGCGGACCACATTCATTACTATCAACTATAAAAGCACTACTCCATGTCTCATGGGGAGAGGTATACAAAATAGTTGATGAGTATAGTGATGTTAGCGGTGTTAGGGTAGCTAAGTACGATAGAACAAACAGGAACAGTACTATCGTATTGCCAGGAGTGCTTGAACCGCTAAAGAGAATACACACAACATATCTTGAAGGTAGGAATTTTAATCCTGATGACATTATAAATACCTGGAACATACAAAGTGTAGGGCCTACAGGTATGTGTAAGCATCGCATATTTATCCCCATTCAATATAGAGGGGATATCGTCAGTTACCAATGTCGATCAGTAGTACAAGGTGATAATATTCTGCGTTATATCACATGCCCGCCTGATAAAGAAGTCATATTCCATAAAAGTATTTTATACGGATTAGATAGTGTTATTTCTGACACGATTGTAGTTGTCGAAGGGGTAACTGACGCCTGGCGGTTAGGTGCTGGCGCTGTATGCACGTTTGGGACTAATTACATGAAGGAGCAGGTGTACCAACTTTCAAAGTATAAGTACGTCTTCATATTATTTGACCCGGAAACCGCGGCACAACGTCAAGCTGAGAAACTAGCAAATGAGCTTGCATTCCTAAAGAAATGTGAACCATTTATATTAGATATAAAATCATTAGGAGTGGATGATCCAGGCACATTACGACAGTCTGATGCTGATGAGCTCATGAGAGATATTATGGTAGGTAAATTCAATTAGAAAAGGAGAATACATGATCATTTGTGTCGATTTTGATGGGACCGTTTGCGTCCACGAATACCCTAAAGTTGGTAGGGATATAGGTGCCCAGGGTGTTTTAAAAGAACTCGTACGTGCTGGACATCAGCTGATATTATGGACTATGCGGGATAAAAAAGAGCTAAAAGATGCTGTCAAATGGTTTTCTGATAACAGTATTACACTACATGGTGTAAATTGTAACCCTACTCAGAAAAGCTGGACTAGCAGTCCTAAGGCGTTTGCGCATCTCTACATTGATGACATGGCCCTGGGGGCACCTTTAGTACAGCCTTTAGGTTCTGAAAGGCCTTATATTGATTGGAAAGCAGTACACACAATGCTCACTAATATGGGTGTACTGCCTCAGTAGAACTGAAATCCGCTTCTAGTAGTTGATGTAGCCTCTTGTATTATGAGATGTGGGATATTCCTCATTAACCAAGAGGCTACGAGATGTCTATGACAAAAATCATTAGGTTTTTCGTAACAAAGAAGTATCGCGTTGTCACCTAGCTCTGAATATACTTCATTAGGATCTAAACCACTGAGCACTTCTTCGCCAAACCGGTACGTGAATCTGTCATTGTCTTTTGTACTCTTCCACTCACTAAAAATTGAATAATTCGGGGATAACTTCGTACAACGTCTACCCTTATAGAAACTAGGGACTACTGCTGAGATAGCTACAGCATCTACATGACTACCATGTATAGCGTAATAGCTTGTTAACATACTTTCCGCCTATCTTCACCACGTACCTCTACTATATTGTACAGACTAAAACGAGATGCTATCCTAGCTGAGAACTTGGTAGCAATATCTTCTTCAGCTAAATTACCCGTAACTACAGTAAGTTTCATGTTATCAAGTCGGTTGTTAATAAGCATGTATATTTGTGTGGTTGTCCATTCGCTATATTTTTCTGTTCCTATGTCATCAAGAACTAAAATATCAGCTTCCATACACTCACGTAAAATACTAAATGATCTACTGGAGGTAGGTGTGTTCATTTCTTCTTGTAACGTAAAAAATAATTCGCACGCATTAATGAATTTGTATTTACACTTGTTAGGCCCTCCTGCATCAAGGACGAACCTTTTAAGTAAAGCAATAGCTCTGCACGTTTTTCCAGCCCCAACTTTCCCTAAGTAAAAAACTCCCGGCATCCCAAGTACTTCACTATCTGTGGATTTTGCAGGTGCAATCGGTTTATATAACGGAGGTATTTTAATACCTTCCAGTAACCCCTCTTTTTGTTGTTGTAGGTGTGCCCGTTTACATGATTTTAGACCACACATTACTGAATGAAGTTGCAGTGTTATTTCACTACCATCATCCAAAAGTGCAAGACTGTCAAATGAGGAGTGCGCTTCAATGAATTCTATTACAGAATCTTCATCTGACTGTATACTCTTGTATTGTGTTGAATCAATAAAACGTGTTTTAGTAGTATTACCGCACACAGGACAAATAAATTCTAATTGTACATTACCAACATACTCAATAATATTATCAAACATTATCACACCTCTTTTTATATTTAGAAACTATAACTTACCACATGAGTATGCCACAGTAACATACAGACGCACTAATTACAAGCCTTCTTGTTCCTTTACTTTATAATAAAAGTCAGCAACGTAAGGATGTGGTTTTTCACCTCTTTTAATCATCTCAATAGCTGATCCATATGTTATAATTTTTTCCACAGTAGGTTCTTCAGGAGTGAAATAAACAATCTGCTTATTTTTTCTTATAGTTTTACCCTTGTACGCATTTGTGACACCTAGCTCAAAATCAACACCTAATTCTTTATTCTGTTCAGCGACTTTTGCTGCCCGAGTCCCTTTTGTGTCCCGTTGCTGCCTTGCCATTGCTGCTTCTATTTTAGGGAATTTTTTCCTAAAAGTACTTGCACTTTCAACTACTGGTGTAAACTGATCAGCTATATTTATGGCAAACCAATCTATTGCTGTGTCTAGGCGTCTCAATTCAACACCATCAATTTTATATAATTTTTCAATGTCTTTATACCATTGATTTACTGATGAGTTCTTGTTTATTTTTATGTGTGAGTGTATGATGTCAGCTAGTCTGTCAGCTCTTTGTTTGAAACATAACTGTTTCTTTGTAAGTATTACAGGAGCTCTAGTTTTTACTGGTGTATTTGGTGTATTTGGTGTATTTGGTGTATTTGGTGTATTTGGTGTAGTTACTTTTGTTGTTTCTACTGTTTCCTTATCATTTTGAAGAGTGACATCCACAGGGTTTACAGTGGGAACAAATAACTTCTTATCAGTAGTGTTATTATTATTATCACAAATCTTCTTATGATACCTGTTTGGCGGTTCCCCGTTTCCGCGGTTAACCGGAAAACACGTTAACCGTTTTTTATTTTCTGTTATCTTGAGCATGTTGTAGCCTTTACCCATGAGAGGTTCTTCTGAGTCCAAGATATTGTCAAACCATTCAGGGTCAGCATAGTAATCATCCATTTGATCTTCTATTTCACTTAAATATAGGAATGTTTCACTAAAGTGCCCTTTTTCATCACGTACTTGATGAGCTGTCACTAATTCTAGTTGTTCAAGGAAATAAAAGTATTTAGTGACAATATCAAAACTTCTACCAGAGTAAGTGCATAATGTTTTCTTAAAACCGCGAATCGGGTTCCCTTGAAGGAAATCACTGTCCATCTCACATAGAGCTAAGTATACAGATCTAAGATTATTGTAGTGTCTTTTAATGAAATTCTTTCTGAAAAACCTAGTCACTTCTTTATCACACCAGAACCATGTGTTTCCACGTAGTTCTCTTGTAGCGTGTCTGTTATCAGGGTGTGCATATTTTCGTGGTCTGTTTAACATGGTAGCCTCATTAAATAGTGTTTGCTTTTAATCGTAGAGTTGTATATATGTACTAGCTCGTTGGACAACATACATTGGCGAGTGTGATTGTGTAGAGTGTTGTATAGCACAGTACAGTTTTCAACGCAATACAGTATTATAGGTATTTTTTGGTGCGATGTATAGGATGTTTTAGCTATTTATTTTTTCGCTAAACAATGTTAGTCTATAAAACATATTTACCGTCTGAAGAACTTTTATAACGCATAGTATTGATATTTGTTGTGTTTTTAGGTATCAGATATAATCGTAATATCAACTTAGAGGTGTAGTTATATGGCTGTAGTCTGTAAAAAGGTAGATGTTTCTCTTGAAAAGCGTATACTTATCGGATTTATTGTATCAACAGATTTTGTTAAAAAAGTTTCTAGAATATACGATAAGAACTATTTTTCCGCTAACTCTTCAAAAATTATCGCTGATTGGTGTATTGAGTACTTCATTACATATGAAAAGGCACCAAATAAACACATAGCCGATATATATCTAATCAATAAACGTAAAAACACAATTGACGAGGACGATCAGGAAGCGATTGAAGATCTACTCGAGTCCCTTTCTAGTGAATGGGAGGAAATTTCAGTTGATTTCAATGCACAACTTTTAGTAATTGAGACAGTTGATTTTTTCAATGAAAAGAAATTAATACAGCTACGTGATAAACTAGAACAGTGTATTGATGACAAAGACATCGCATCCGCAACCGCTGCATTAGGAACATTCACCCCACATCAAGTAAGTGTAAATGCCGAATACATTAATCCTTTTTCAGATGAAGGGGAGATTGATGCTGCTTTTGACGGAAATTCTGAGCCATTATTTAAAATGCCTGGGGCTTTAGGCAAAATGGTAAACGCACAATTATATCGTGGAGGTTTCATT